GCAGATGAAGGAGGTGTTAGACAAATATTGGATGAAACATCGTCAATGATAAATTATAATTTAAGTTTTAATAAAGATGATGAAGATTTAGCAGCATTGATATTTGATAAAAATACATATCAAACAATAGAAGATAAAACAATAGAAGAAAAAATATCGGAAAAAAAACAATCTGAAAAAACAGAAAAAGTGTTATCAGAAAAAAAACAATCTGAAAAAACAGAAAAAGTGTTATCAGAAAAAAAACAATCTGAAAAAATGTTGTCAGAAAAAAAGAAAGATGTAGATTCATATGATGTAGACATAAACAAAATATTATCAAAAAAGAAAGGAAAGATATCAGAAAATATATTAAATGATTTAATAACACCTGGTGTTAAAAATGAACAAAAAGAAGAGCAAACTATAAACATTGATAAGAATTATACAAATGCTGACAATTATTTTGGTGAATTTTAAATCTTATAATGGATTATTTTCATCAAATAATTTCTAATGAAAGAATATAATATGGACGGTATTATAAAAAATCCCATAATAATTGGTTTAGTGGCTGGAGTTATTACTTATGCTTATTTAACATGGCAAGTTGAAAAAGAAAACAAAAAGAAAAAACATCGTAAAGAAAAAGAAGAAGTAAATTTATTAATTCCATTGGTTGTTTCTATAATAGTGTGGTTTATAGCTTATGCATATTTTGAATACACACCAAATCAATCAAAAATAAATAACATACAAATTCCAGGAAATATAAATGGAATGCATAATATTGAAATGAATCACTTTTTAGGAAATTCCGCTAAAATTCCAATTCCAATAGCTCCATCAAAAGGATATAATTTTACAGGAGATGTTTTACCAGAACCAACTGATCCAAGATTTAATTTATTAACAACAGGAGTAAATGTTCCAAAAGATATACCAGATGTATGGTTGGATATGTTTTAAATAATGTAATATTATTGAAAATATACCAGATGTATGGTTGGATATGTTTTAAATAATGTAATATTATTGAAAATATACCAGATGTATGGTTGGATATATTTTAAATAACAATGTAAAAATTGAAATATAAAAAACATAAGATATTTATAATTATCATGTTTTAAACAATATTAAAATGTTTAAAATTATTTCAAATATTAATAATTTTTTATTGCAAACAAATGTAACACCAGAATTTATAAAAGAAATACAATCAAAAACAATTTTTGATTATACAACAGATGAAATTGGATTACAAATATATACATGAAATTATAAAAATAAATAATGTTGATGAAATTGAAAAAGAAATAAATGCGAATAAAAATATGAACAAATATTGTGAAATTTTACATAAAAATTTAATTATTAAAGAAGTTGAAATAAATACAAACAAAATGTTAGAATTTGACAAAGAAAATAAAATAGGATCATCAATAATAAAATTTGTTTCAGGTAATTGTTGGTTTAACACAAAATTATCACATGGTCATAAAATAGAAGAACATGAAGAAAAAATAATAAATGGAATAAATGAAGGAGTTAAATTAGTTAAACAGTTGACACAACCAGTATCATTATTTCATGGATTTGAAAAATATGTAAATTACAAAAAAATAAATGATACAATTAGTGTTCCTGGTATTGTTGCAAAAACATTATCAATAAATGTTGCAAAACGTTTTGCATATTCAACAAATAGTTTAAGACCAGAATTTTTAGTTGTGCATTATGATATAGGATCGAGTCATTTAAAACAATCAATAAGACCATTTGATGAAGAATTTGAATTTATAACAAAATCAAATGAAAGTTACAAAATAATAAGAGTGTGCAAATATTTTGATGGAATTAGATTATTAACATTTTATGTATGTAAACCAAATTAAAAAATTGAATATTTTAGAACATACATTTCTTTTTTATATTATTGTTGAAATCAATTACAATGGACACAACACAAAGAATAAACGAGTTGTTAAAACAACGAATTAAAATTCATATGTGTGAAAAATATGTAAATGATGAAATATGTGTAGCAGGATGGGTAAAATTTATAAGAAGACAAGGAAAGAGATATTTTTTGAAAGTATATGATTCAAAAAAAAGCAGACATAGTTCAATTTTGCAAATAATGTTTGAAAAAACTCCAGAATTACAAGAATATTTTGCACCACTTGAACATGTAACAACAGGATGTTCAATTTTAGTAAAAGGATTTATAAAAGAATCACCAGCAAAAGGACAAAAAATAGAAATGTTAGGAAATGAATATTATGTATTAGGATATGTAAAAGAAGCATCATCATTTCCATCGTCAAAATCAGATTTAACTATGGATTATATTAGAGAAATATCACATTTAGATTGCCACATTGATGTAAAAAGTGCTATATTTTCTGTAAGAAGTGCTGTTGAATTAGCAACAGAAAAATTTTTTGAAATTAATGATTATACTAAATCTGATATGCCATTGATAACATTTTCTGAATGTGAAGGTGGATGTCAACCGATGCAAGTTTCATTGTTTTTTACAACTGGTATTATAAATGATATTCCAGTGGTTGAATATAAATGTGACACAAAAGACACAGAATATACAAGTTTATCTGACAAATTTAGTTCACTTGATGTATCTCCAAAATTATTGGTTGATTTTTCAAAAGATTTTTTTGGAAAGAAATCGTGTTTGACAGTATCGGCACAACTTGAATTGGAAACTCATTTACCTCAAGGAGGTGTATGGACAATGACTCGTGCAGTGAGAGGCGAACCATCACAAACATCAAGACATTTAACAGAATTTTCAATGGTTGAATTAGAAAAGGGATTTAGCACAGGTTCACAAGATATAATTGACATTTCAGTTGAGTATATTAAATTTTGTTTGAAATATGCAATGGAAAATTGTCAGGATGAACTTGAATATTTAGAAAAATATTACGAAAAATCAATTTTTGAAAGATTATCAAAATTTGTATCAGATGATTTTGCAACAATTACACATGCACAAGCAGTAACTTTATGTTTGCGTCAACCAGAAGGTACATTCAATGAATTACCAACATATGATGGAGACTTGTCATCTGAACATGAAAAATTTTTAGCAGATATTCATTTTAAAAGACCAACAATTATAAGATTTTATCCAAAAAAAGTCAAAGCATTTTATATGCCAGTAATACCAGAAACAATAGAAGAATCACATAATGTCGAACATGTTGATAGTTTTGATATAATAGTTCCTGATGTGGGAGAACTTGTTGGGGGAAGTCAAAGAATTCATGAATATGATGAACTTATTAAACGCATCGAAGAATTAAAAATAGATCACGAACCGTTGAAATTTTATACAGATTTGAGAAAATCTGGATCAATTCCGCATGGTGGAATGGGAATGGGTTTAGAAAGATTGGTAAAATTTATAACATGTGCTGAAAGTGTTAAAGATTGTGTTCCATATCCTAGATTTATTGGATGTGGGAAAAAATAAAAATTGTTTAATTATTCAAAAAAATGATATTTGAATAAATTTTTTTATTTATTTTTTAAATAAAAGATATAAGATTAATGATAAATTATAAATACAAAAAATTTCCAAGTATATCATATCAAACATATTTAATGAAAATAATTAATTTTAATAAAATATATGATAATGAAATAAATGATTTTACATTTAATAACTTTAAAAAACATCCACAAATACTTGTAATTGGAACAAAAGAAGACAAGATAGAAAAAATAATAAAAATAATAACAAAAAAAATAGAAAAATCAATAAACACAACAATTTACAGTGCAAAAAACACACAATATAAATTAAAATTAAAAAATGCAGGAAATTCAGATTTTAATAAATTAACAATAGAACAAATTTTAGCATCACAAATGTATGTATCTGATGAATTATATAGTAATAAATGGCAAAATTTTGACACATGTATAAATATATTTGACAAATGTTTCAGTGAATCCGAATACAATATAATGTATAAAAATGAATTTGAAAAGTTATACAAATATTCAGCATCATATAAAATAATAAATATAACAATTGTGAATTACATGTACAATGATTTTGAAATTAATAAATTTGATTATGTATTTTTTACAGGCGAAAAACATAAATTAAATATATACAGAATATCAAAAATGTGTGAAGTATCATTAACTGAATTTACTGACATTTTTAATAAATATTCAAATATTGATGGAGTATTAGTTATTACAAAGGAAAATAAACAAATTGAAAAAATAAAATTTTGTGAATATGATGATGAAACAAAACAAAAAACAAATATTGATCAATTAATTTGTGGTAATGATATGTATTCATCTAAAGAAGAAATAAAATATATTGAAATTTAATATTTTGTTTATTGATATTATTAAAAAGATAATATGGCAGGAAAAAAAGAAGTAAGTTTAAACACAGGATCAAAAAAAAGCGATGTATCTATAAATGAATTTACACTTGATATGTTTGTTCCACATCCTGCAATTATTTTGATTGCAAAACGTGGGTCAGGAAAATCATGGGTGGTTAGAGCAATTATGAATTATTTTAGAGATATTCCAGTTGGATTGGTTATATCAAAAACCGATAGAATGAATAGATTTTATGCAGATTTTTTTCCTGACACATATATTCATTATGATTACAAAAGTGAAATAATAGAAAATGTTATGAACAGACAAATAGATATGATAGAAAAAAATGGTGAAAAAGAAGAAAAATATAAAAAAAAACATGGAAAAAATCATGAGAAAAATGAAAAAAAAGGAATTGGAATTTTAGATACTAGATGTTTTGTTGTAATGGACGATTGTTTAGGACAAAAAGGAGCATGGGTAAAAGATCCACCAATTCAAGAATTGTTATTTAATGGAAGACATTATCATATTATGTATATATTAACAATGCAGTATCCACTTGGAATTACTCCAGATCTTAGACTCAATTTTGATTATATATTTTTATTAGCAGATGATACTATTTCAAACTTAAAAAGAATGTATGATCATTATGCTGGTATATTTCCGACTTTTGAATCATTTAGACAAATTTTTGGAAAATTGACAGATGATAATGGATCAATGGTAATAGTAAATAGAGGAGCAAAAAAAACAATATTTGACAAAATATTTTGGTATAAAGCTCCTGATTTTTCAGCACAAGATATAACAATGGGATGTAAACAGTTTCAAAATTTTCATAAAAATAATTATAATCCTACATGGAACAAAAGAAATAAAGGAGCAACAACAAATGTTACAAAAATGTTGATGCAAAAAAAGAAAACTGGTACAGATCTTATTGTTGAAAAAAAAAGACATGAAAGTGAAAAATGAGAATCACAAAAAAATATAAAGGAAATCATTAAATTTAACTGACAAACTATTTATTGTTTAAAAATTGAATATTTTTTCATGTTGTATCAATCATGTTGAAAAATGAAATTAATATAAATTGTTAATACAAAATGACAATATTATTTATGATCATATTTTTATTGATTGATGTATTTTTTTGCAATGCTCAAAATTCAGAATTTTTAATAGTTGAAAATTTTAGTGATGATAAACTAAAATGTACAAATTTTATTAAACAAGATAATATAATGCAATTGTATAATGTTGATTTTGATGCATGCAATAAAAATTTAAATTTACAGGCTGTATGCGAATTCAAATTTAACACAAATCCTTTTAACACAACAATTTTAAATACACATCTTTCAAATTGTAATATTAATAATGCCATTGAAAATAATGTAATTTTTTATGATTTTGTTTTAACTTGTTTTGAAGGTAACATAAATTACAATTATAAAATTGGAAAAACAATTGAAAATTATCAATCATATGAAAATTATGTATTTGATTTAATTGTAAAAAATAAATGTTATTTATCATATTCTACATCATACAAATTTGTAAAATACAATAATGTTGAATTTAAAAAAGATAATCAATTTATTGCGATTGAAAAAAATAATTTTGTTGTACAATTTGGAAAGTTACAATGTGTTGATAAACATAATAATATTGTAATTTGTAACGATGATGCGATATGTGAGGTGGATATTTTTCATGATGTTATTTTAAATAATTATGTTATTGGTGATTATAATTGTATATTTAACAATGATAATTTGTATGTTAGTAGATTTATTCTTAAAAAAGAATCTGAAAATGATGACAAAATTAATATTTTTAAATACAATAACATAACAATAATAAACAATTATAATTTGGAAGCTATGTATTATCAAAAAAATGCAATATATGTTGAAAATGAAAAAAATATAGTAAATATTTTTTTTATTTTAATGTTGATAATGCTAATTTTAATTTTAATATATTTTGTGATTTGTATGATATATATGATATGTAAGCGTAACAGAGAACCGTCATATTTTGAAACAAAAAAATATCCAAAATATGAATTGATACATACTCAATATCAAAGTTTTAATGATGAAAACTTTGATGAATTAACACAGAATCAAAATCAATTTTTTCATCATAAAAATGATAATCATAAAACTCATTATGATAACAATTATACTCATCATGATAACAATTATACTCATCATGATAACAATTATACTCATCATGATAACAATTATACTCATCATGATAACAATTATACTCATCATGATAACAATTATACTTATCATGATAATAATTATACTCATTATGATAGCAATTATGTATAGAAAATATTTATATATTTTTACAAATACAATTATGTAGCTCTGGTGGTCAAATAATATTTTAATTACTAAAAATATGTTGAGTTAAATTTGACTTATAAAATATTTGTTAATTTGTTCTTGTTTTTTATTGTCAATATTTCCAATTGAAACCATCCATGGAGAAGGTTGTGAGAACATTGTTTCAAAAATATCTGAAACATAAACAGGTTCATTTTGTTCATCTTCAAAAGTACGTGGAATATATTTATATATAATTTTTTGTTCTGGACATTTTTGTTGATCTTTTGTTATGGATATTGCAACACAAAGTATACCAATAAATAATAAAAATATTATTGCGAATTTTGTTATCATATTAAATTAGTGTATTATAATTTAACAGATCAAATTAATTTAAAATGGTTAAAAATTAAACCAGAATTTATGTTTATTTTCTGTTTCTCAAAAGTTCTTTCATTTTTTCTAATTTACCTTTGATTTCATTTGATGTTACTTTTAATTCTTCTGTTTTATTTTCAGTTAAATTTTGCGCAGAAGAATTATCATTATTTTTTGAAGCTTCACGTTTTTCTAAAGTTTTTCTTAAACGTTCTTTAATTGCATCTGCATTATGTTGTCTTGATTTTGTATTTTGAATGTTTTGTTTTACAGGTTTTTGTTCTGTTGGAGTTTCATTATTTGAATTATTTGAATTATTGTCATAATTTCTCACTGCTTCTTTTATAGAATTTTTAATTCTATCTTTGTGAGCAACTTTATCTTTATCAAGTTGATCTTTTCTTCTCCCTACAAGTTCATTTAATGTTTCCAATTCTGTTTTATGAACTTTACCCATGATTTTATCAAGTTTTTTGTTACGATATTTAACTTCTTCAACTTGACTTGTGTTTGGATTCCAAGGTAGCCATTTTCCCACATCACCCATCCAAATATCAAAGTATTTATCTTTTTTTTTTAATATTTCTAATGCTTTTTCTGCTTTTTCACGAGATGAATAAACACCTCTAATTTTAACTCCTCTGATGTCACAATTCATTATTCTTTCTGGAGAAATAAATGACATCAAAACATATTGTTGTCCTGGAATTGGATCATCTTCATCTAATTGATCGATATTTGTGTATTTATAATTTTCTCCTTCAATATCATCAATTTCTTGTTCATTTGAATTTTCATATTCAAATTGAAGATCATTTTCTAGTTCATTTATATTTTCAGTAGTTGATTGATTTAAAACTTGTTCAGACAAATCATTGGCAATGGCAGAATTTAATTCCATGTTTAAGTTTAAGTAATATTTGTTTAAGTGTTATTTGTTTAAGTGTGATAAATATGAATTAAAGATTATTCGTATGAAATTGTGGGATAATAACAATCAATAATAACAAATAACAAAACAATTATTAACACAAGTCTTAAAATATGTGAATAATTTTCATTATTTTTTAATGAACATGATAATAAGATATAAACAATTGTAAAAAAAAAGGAAAATTTAAACAATTTGTAAAAGATCAAATTTAAATCCATAATTATTTTTGTATATATATTAATAAACAAAATAAGAAACACAATAAAATATATTTTAAAATGATGAATAAAATTTCCAACCCTTGTCTTTGCAAATTTTATTCCAAATAATATCTTGTTCACGTAATTTATCTTTACTCTTTAACAAAGCAAAAAATTTTGCATGGTCGTCCATTTCTAATATTCTGAATAATTTATTGAGAACATATGCATAATTTAAAAAATTTGAGCGTGATTCTGGACAATGTTTATGGAAAGAATCTTGCATAGATTGAAACATGTTTATAATTGTTTCTTCGGTTTCACGTGATAATGTAATTGGATTTGCACCAGAAACTTTACAATAAATTTGTTGTAAATGTTCATATGATGTAGTAAAACGATGTTTTTTTAATATGGACATGACATCGGGAGGAGTACATTTTTTGATATCAATGCGTTTTTTTTTGAGATCTTTAATAACAATTCTACAAATTTCGTCAGGAACATCAGAACTTTCTTTTGATTGAAATTGGTTTAATTTTTCTTTCAGATGATTAACTTTTTTATAAGGATATTTTTGTTGTTTTTCAGTTTCTCCTTTGTATGCGGTTGTTTCATTTTCTATTAAAATATATTCTGTTTCTCCACATTCTTTGCACACATAACATGCATCAGATTGACATAATATTTTTTCTACATCACATTGAGTACAATAAATAACTTTGGATGCTTTAAATTTACCACATGCATAACTTTTATCAGTTAAACATAAATATTTTTCTTGTAACAATGCTTTGTTTATAGTTGGCGCACGTTGTTGTGTTTGTTGTGTTTGTTGTGTTTGTTGTGATTGTTGTGATTGTTGTGTTTGTTGTGTTTGTTGTGAAGATTCTGGAATTGATTGTTGTTGATTTTGTTTTGCAAAATAACTAAAAATAGTATTCGATGATTGTGTTTGATGTGTTATTTTTCTTTTTTTAACAGCATTTTTAACTTTTCTGTTTTGTTGACTTTTTAAATTAAGTTCAGTTAATTTATCAATTTGTTCTCTTTTTTTTGTAATATTTGGTGGATTTTCTGAATGAGATTCTGTCAAATCTGAGAAGTTAATATTATCTTCAAGTGGTTCATCTGCCACATTATAATAAGTTTTTCCACCTGTATAATAATTCACAAGAATTTTACCAGTTTTTGAAATATAATCCATAATTTCAGAATTATCTTGTATTTTTTTTATTTCCAATTTTAAATTATCAATTTGAGATTTTAAATCTGATTTTTTTTTTAATAAATTTATATCATATATACTATTTTGATCATTTTCTATTGCATTTAAAGAATTTGTTAATTCCATTAATTTACTTTTTTTTTCTGGTAAAGAACTTTTCTTATCATCAATATTAGATAAATATGTTTTATGCAGTTCATCTACGGTTTGGACAGTTGACAAAAATTTAATTTTGCTGTCAGATCGATGTTTAAAAGAGGACATTCAATTAATATTAGAAAATATAAAAAACATCCTTAAGTATGAATGATTAAATAATGTTACAATTATATGGTATTTTAAATTAAATGCGCGATAATAATGTGACAAAATAAAATGTTATTGAGATGAAAAAAAGAGCTATATATTTAAAATTTAATTTAAATACATTAAAACATTTATGAATAAAAAATTAAAAAGTTTTTGAAAATAAAATGAAAAATAAAAACAAATAAAAAATAATTTATTAAAAAATAAATATTTAATGTGCAATGTGAATTTATAAAAAAAAACAAAATAATTATGAAATATAATTTATAAAATAATGAAATGCGATTTTATGTGGAAAAAAAGGGATTTGCGGAAAAATATGCAAATAATGTTTATTGAACAATAATAATAAGAAATATAATGAATGAATTTAATGAAGAAAAATACAATGATATTAAAAATAACATTGTAAAAAGAGCAATTTTATTGGGGTGGATTGTTACAATGTGTGAAAATGACACAATAGTAATAAAAAAAAATAAAATACACATGAATAATTTTGAAAAAAATACAGAATTGTTATTAACATTTTTAACAAATAATAATGAATTTAATACAAAAATAAAAAAAAATATTTAATGATAATAAAATAAAATACTTTCAGATGAAAATAATAACAATAATTAAAATTTAATAATTATTGTTTCATTATAAATGTTTCGTTTTTTTTGTATTCTTGTAGTCAAAAATATAGGAAAATATATAAAAAAAATAAAATATGGGAAAAATAAAATTTATCTATAACAATAATATACGCAATAATGGGTGGCGGATTAATGCAACTTGTCGCATATGGGGCCCAAGATGTCTATTTGACTGGAAACCCCCAAATTACTTTGTTCAAGGTCGTCTACAGAAGACACACTAACTTCTCTTTGGAATGTATAGAACTTTCCTCTGAAACTGTTGCTTCAGGAGCAAACAGATCTATGCAAGTCTTAAGAAACGGAGATCTTGTTACTAAATCATATTTGGAAGTTGATCTTCCACAATTAACACTTCCATCAGGCTATGAAGGAACATATGCTTGGTGCAAACGTGTTGGACATGCAGTTATCAAATCAGCAGAATTATTGATTGGAGGAGCACCAATTGATAAACATATCGGAACATGGTTGGATGTATGGTATGAATTAACACACACATCAGAACAAGAACGTGGATATGCAAAGATGATTGGAGATGTTCCAGAATTGACAACATTGACAAATGGAAATGTTCCAGCAATTTCCAACAATCCATTGGGACAAAACGGAACATATAGATTGTTTATTCCATTGCAATTTTGGTTCTGCAGAAACTATGGTTTGGCACTTCCATTGATTGCATTGCAATATCACGATGTAAGAATCAAGGTTGAATTGGAAAACTTAAGCAATTTGATTGTTTACAGTTTTGGAACAAGTGGAAATGCACCAAACTTTGGATCAATGTCTGTTAACTTAAATGTATTGTCCGATTATGTATATTTGGATGCAGAAGAAAGAAAGAGATTTGCACAAGTAGGACACGAATATTTGATTGAACAATTACAATACGAAGATGCATTTACATTGGCACAAGGACTAGGATACACAATTAACTTTAACCATCCATGCAAAGAATTAATTTTCACACAAAAGCTTGGATTGTTTACTGGTGCACTTGGAGGAGGATCAGTAGCAAACAGATTCTTGGCATACTGTTGTGGAAACAACTGGAATGAAGCATTGAACGAAGCAGCAGAAAATGTTGCATTGGGAATGTTCCAAGTTCCATCAACATCTACATCATCAGATGATGTAGCATTTGCATCAAGTGTTGCAACACAAGTTAGTTCATACACATTAACAACTGGAACTGGAACAACATGTGAAATTGTTGTAACAGCAGTAAATGCAGGATCAATTTCAAGTGCATGGTATTTACCAGTATCTGCATCAAAATTGGTTGTAAACGGTATTAACATGGCAAGCAAATTGCAATATGTAACAGCAACAATTGATATGGATGGACAATCTAACCCAGCAAACTACAGC